AAGATGTCAAAGGGCGGAAGAACAGTAGCCCGTGGTAGTGGCGCAGCCCGACCTCAATATTTTGGTAAGAACGGATAAATGGCTATAGAACGCCCTATGGGGCTTGATCCCTTTGCACAATGGCCTCAACAAGAAGAGTCTGTTGAGATAGATATTGTCAATCCAGAATCTGTTTCTGTAGAAACCCCAGATGGTGGGGTGCTGATTGATTTTGATCCTAATGGTGGCATGGGTGGTGGAGATGACCACAATGAAAACCTAGCGGATCTAATGGATGAGAAGGATTTACGAGGGATTGCGTCTGATTTAGTCGGGGCTTTTGAGGCTGACAGAGACTCTCGCTCTGATTGGGAAAATACCTACATCAATGGATTAGACCTCTTGGGTCTAAAGAATGAAGATAGAACTGAGCCTTGGGATGGCGCTTGTGGAGTTTTTCATCCAGTTTTAACTGAGGCAGTTATTCGGTTTCAGGCTCAGGCTATTCAAGAGATATTTCCTGCTTCTGGCCCTGTTAAAACATCGGTAGTCGGTCAGGTCACAGATGAAAAATCACAGCAGGCAGCTAGGGTACGAGATTATCTGAATTATTTGATTACTGAGAAAATGACCGAGTACAGGTCGGAAACAGAAAAAATGCTGTTTTCTCTGCCTTTAGCCGGTTCTGCTTTCAGAAAAGTTTATTACGACCCGAATATGGGTCGGCCTTGCTCAATGTTTGTGCCTGCTGAAGACTTTGTAGTGAGCTACGGAGCTTCTGATCTGGTCACTTGTGAGCGCGCTACCCATATTATGAAGCGTACCAGCAATGAGGTACGCAAATTACAGGTATCAGGATTCTATAGTGATATTGATTTGCCTGATCCTAGCCCGGATACAGGTGAAATAGAGCGTAAATATAACCAGTTAACAGGCGGTTCGGCCAATTATGAGTTCGATAACCGTCACACTATTCTGGAAGTACAGGCAGAGATGGATTTGGTTGGGTTTGAAGATACAGAAAATGGTGAGCCTACTGGAATAGCTTTGCCTTATGTCGTTAGTATCGACAAATCTTCCCGTCAGATACTCTCAATACGCAGAAACTGGTATGAAGACGACCCGATGAAGATGAAGCGGGAGCATTTTGTCCATTATCAGTATCTTCCAGGGATCGGATTCTACGGATTTGGCCTGATTCACATGATTGGTGGTCTGGCTAAGTCTGCCACCAGCATTTTACGGCAGTTGGTTGATGCAGGAACGCTGTCTAACCTGCCAGGTGGCCTGAAATCCCGTGGATTACGCATAAAAGGTGATGATACGCCGATTATGCCGGGTGAATTCAGGGACGTAGACGTTCCCGGCGGCGCTATTCGGGACAACATCACATTTCTACCCTACAAAGAGCCATCTAATGTGCTTTATCAGCTTTTAGGCGATATTGTCACTGAGGGTAGGCGTTTTGCCTCCGCTGGTGATGTAAAAGCAGCCGATATGAACGCCGAAGCCCCTGTAGGTACGACTTTAGCGATTCTTGAACGCTCCATGAAGGTAATGAGTGCGGTTCAGGCCAGACTTCATGCTTCTATGCGTAAGGAATTACGGATTCTTTCGGGAATTGTGAGGGATTTTGGCCCTTCTGAGTACCCTTATGACATTAAAAATGGGGAATTAGTTGCTGAAGACTTTGACAGTGCAAGCACCTCAAATGTATGACATGCCACTTCTTCACCGGCAAATGCTGGAAGTTCTGGGAATCAGGGATGCTGATAAGATTGTGCCGCTTGAGGATGAAATTCCAATTACAGATCCTGTCACCGAAAACATGAATATTATTAATGGTGAGCCGGTTAAGGCATTTATCTTCCAAGACCATGAGGCCCATATACAGGCTCATACGGCTTTGATTCAAGACCCCAAGATTATGGAAATCATGTCTCAGAGTCCTACTGCCAAAGCATCAGAGGCAGCAATGGCTTCACATATTTCAGAGCACGTTGCCTTTGCTTACAGAGCCAAGATCGAGAAAGAGCTTGGTGTTCCGTTGCCTGGGCCTGACGAGAAGTTGCCAGAGGACATTGAACTCAGGCTTTCCAGGCTTGTAGCTCCAGCGGCAGCACAGTTGACGGGCAAAGATCAGCGTGAAGCTCAGATGCAGAAACAAATGGAAGAGTCTGAAGATCCTATTATTCAGATGCAGCAACAGGAGTTGCAGATTAAACAGCAGCAGGCTCAGGCTAAAGCCCAGTCAGACATGGCTAAGATTCAGCTTGATCTACAAAAAGCGATGGATAGGTCTGGCTTAGAAAAAGAGAAGCTTGCAACTCAGGAAAGGATAGAAACCGCTAAGTTAGGAGCAAGAATTGCAGCTGACAATAGCAGGGATCAGCTTGAAACTAAAAGAATTGCTAGTAAAGAGCAGGTTGAGGGTGCTAAATTAGGCAGGGATATAGCAAAAGACCTGATGGGAAATAAGAACTCTGATGGATGAACTGGACTTTTTAAGAAAAAAGTATCGAGAATTACTTAACGAAATGAGTGATCATATCAGCACAGGGAGTTGTCAGAACTTTTCAGAATATACCCGTTGTTGTGGAGTCATAGAAGGACTTGCAATGGCGGAAAGAGAATTACTTGATCTCAAAAAGAAGATTGAGCAAGCATAACGTCGCGTGATGTGGCGCAGGTGACTCTGGACACCCATTTCCAGTGCAGGAGAGAAAACTAATGGCTAAGTCATTAGCAGCAGTAAACGAGAAGGACGATAATGTTGAGGAAATCAACATTGATGAGTCTAGCTCTCGCAAAGCAAGTCAGATGCCGAAGCCGAAAGGTTATAAGATATTAATTGCCTTACCAGAACCTGATGAGAAAACAGATGGCGGAATTATTAAAGCAAGCCAAACAATCCACACCGAAGAGGTGGGGAGCATTGTTGGGTTCGTTTTGGATATGGGGCCAGATGTTTATTCAGATTCTTCGCGTTTTCCAACAGGCCCGTTTTGTAAGAAAGGGGATTGGATTTTGATGCGCTCTTATACAGGCACTCGTTTTCTAGTTCATGGAAAAGAATTCCGACTGATCAATGACGACAGCGTAGAAGCTGTAGTCGAAGATCCACGGGGGATTGTAAAGATATGAGCGAATCAACAGAAACCAGCGTAGACCAGGCAGAGTCTATTGCTGCACCAACGTCAGCCGAGGACAAGTTCTTCGGTGTCAAGACGCAAATTGCTAAGAAATCTAAAGAAAAAGAAGTCTCTTCAGAAGAGTCTGATTTTGATTTAGAGATTGTTGATGATAAGCCTGTTGTTAATAAGGCTGCTTATGAGCCAACTGGTGATGAAGAATTAGACAGTTATAGTGCTAGTGTCAGGAAACGTCTTGATAAAGCTACCTTCAAAAGAAGGGAAGCACAGCGCCTTGCAGATGAAGCGGTTAAGGCAGCACAGCAACTTCAGCAACAGAACCAAGCTCTTTCGGCAAAAAACAAAGAGTACGAGTCTTTGATTAATCGTGGTGAGACTGCATTAGTTTCACAGATAAAAGAGAAGGCTCAGTTATCGGCAGAAAAAGCTAAGGCTGAGTACCGAAAGGCTCATGAAGAAGGTAATACAGATGATATTGTCTCCTCTCAGGAGAAGATGATTGAGGCGCAGTCTCAAATGAAAGAGGCAGAGCGTTATGAGAGAAGCCTTCCTCCGCAGCCAACTGAGCAGCAGCAACAGGCATATCAACAGCAAGTTGCTTATCAGCAGCAGCAACAGGCATACCAACAGCAACAACAGGCATACCAACAACAGCCTGCTCCTCCTACTGTTCCAGAGCCTGAGCCAAAGGCAAAAGAATGGGGAGAAAAGAATACCTGGTTTGGTGATGAAGAACATAAGGGCATGACAGCTTACGCTTATGCTCTCCATGAAGAAGCCATAAAAGACAACGGTCTTTCTCCTAACTCGGATCAATATTTTGAATATATTGATGGCGGGATGAGGGGAAGATTTAGTGATTATGGGTGGTCGGATGATGCACCGAAAGATGCGTCTAGCGGTAATGGACAAGCCGCGACTTCGACGACCACTCAGCCCTCGTCCGTGGTAGCCCCTTCCGCAAGGAATAATGGGGCCAAGCCACGCAAAGTGAAGTTAACGTCCACTCAAGTCGCTCTCGCTAAACGACTTGGGTTATCCAATGCACAATACGCCAACCAACTCGTTAAGGAGATGACCAATGGCCGATGAGCGCACTCCGAGGTCTCAAGACACTCGCAAAGAACTTGTTCGAGAAAGTAATGATTCTTGGATTCCTTCTTCAATTTTGCCAACACCTGATCCGCAGGATGGCTGGGTATTTCGTTGGGTAAGAACCAGCGCAATGGGGCAATCGGATAACACGAATGTATCCCAGAAGTTTAGAGATGGTTGGTCTCCCGTTAAGGCAGAAGATCATCCTGAGCTACATATCCAGTCTGATATTAACTCACAGTTCAAGGGAAACCTTGAGGTTGGTGGGTTATTATTGTGTAAGGCTCCTAAAGAAAAAATGGATGCCAGAAACAAGCATTTTCAGGATTTGGCGCAAAAACAGATGGAATCAGTCGATAACAACTATTTGAGAGAAAATGATCCGCGTATGCCACTATTGAGACCGGAGAAAAGTACGCGCACAACCTTTGGGAAAGGCTGACATCTTTTTTTAAGATTTAGCCTTTTGTGTTTAATAGAATCTAGGAGAAACTTAGATGGCTACAT